GTGTCCGCAGCGCCAAAAAAATCGCGGCGGCGGCCGTCGCGCGAGCGCTCGAGCGCCGCGAGCTCGAGCTCGTCCAACAGCGACGGGTGATCGTCGAGCGCGTGGTCGCTGTAGCCGCGGCGAGGCGGCTCGTACTGACGCGAGCGCGCCGGCTCGATCGCAGGCAGAGCGACCGCGCTCGTCGGCGGCGATCGCCTCGCCTTCGACCGTCCGCCTCGCCTCGCGTTGCAGCCAAGGTGAACGAGGCGGAGCTCGTCGAGAGGCGGAAGCGGAGCGCCGCCTCGAGCGAGAGGGACGACGTGATCGACGGACGGCGCGCGGCTCGAGCGCGCCGGCGCGTCGAAGTCGATCGGCGCGCCGCAGAGCTCGCAGAGGTCGGAGCTCCTCGAGCGGAGCGCCGGCATGAGCCGAGCGCAATGAGCGCGCCAGGGTCGACCGTAAGCCGTCGCCATGCCGAGAGGATAGGCCGCGAGGACGACGACCGAGCGCAGGCGAGGTCCTCTCGAACGGTGAACCGTTCGAGCGAGAGCTTGAGACCTTCGGCGACCTAAGGGTCGCCGGGTCTCGGTGGGGGGTCTGGGGGGAGGCGGCGCCTCCGCCCGGAACGTCGCAGGCGGGAGCGAGGCCTCGAGTGAGGCCCAGACGAGCCGTTATGACGTCGACTACCGCGGCGCCGAGCGCTCGGCGATACGCGGGTCGAGTGTTGTGACGAGGCCTCGACCCCGATCGCATGAACCTGCGCCGAGGCCTCGTCTGTCGCCGACGGTTGTCTACGCGCCTCCCGAGGCGGCGTCGGCGAGCTGATAGAGGACGAGCGCATAGTCGGCCTCGCGCGTCGTTCGCAGCGCCTCGCGAGTGTCCGGCGGGATCGTCCTCAGACTGAGACCGTCGCGGATGAGCTCGTCGACGGCGATGAGCGCAACATCCAGCGGTCCGGCCTCGTCGCCGAGCTCGAGGCGGACGCGGAGGTCGGCACGGTAAAGCGCGCGGAGCTCGGCCTGCGCGCGCTCGAGCTCCTCGAGGTCGGCGCGATCGGTCGCGCGCTCGCGGCCGCGAGCGATCCGGCGGCGGACGCCGGCGAGGTCGTCCTCGATCGAGGCGAAGCCTGACCGATAGAGGCAGGCGGTCGGCATCTCGACGACGCTCATCGGACGCGCCTGCGCCGGCGCCGCGGTGTCGGCCGGCCATCGACGACGACGATCTCGAGCTCGAGCTGCTCCGGCTCGATGTGCCGGCGCGCATGGTCGAACGAGACCTCGGTCGCCGTCTGCTCCGACGTCCAACCCTCGCCGAGCTGACCGCAGGCGGCGCAGACGCCGCGGTAGCGCCAGGCGTGAGACGGCGATCGCCGGCGACGTACCAGTCGCACCACAGGCCCGGAGGCCGTTAGACGGCCTCCTGCGGCGCCGTGTAAGCCGATTTGCCGTCTCGGCCGGCTCATCGGCTCAGTAGGCCGTTGTCGGCGGCGTCGACGAGCTCGGCGAGCGAGGCGGCGATCGCGACGAGCGCCTCCGCGGTCGCGAGCTCGACGGTCCATTGACGATCGCGTGAGAGCCGGCCGAGCGAGCCGGTCGCGGCGAGCTGCAAGTGATCGTCCGGCGCGTCGCGCCTCATCCGCTCGAGCTCGTCCTCCTGCGCGTAGACGTTGTCGAGGAGCTCGCGAGCGCGGTCGATCGCGGCCGCCTGCCGACTCATAGGACGCCTCGACGGTAGGCCTCGACGATCGCGGCCGTCGTCGTCGAGACGCCGAGGCGCGCTCGAGCTGCAGCGCGGACGGTGCGGACGGTCGCGCGGCTGACGCCGAGCTCGCGAGCGGTCGCCTCGACGCTCGAGCCTCGAGCGCCGGCGCGGAGGACGTCGAGCATCCGCGGCGTGAGCTCGCCGGCGGAGCTGTAGCCGGCAACGTTCACTTGAGCGCGAGCTGCTCGTTATCGGTCCACCAGCGCTCCGGGATCGTCTCCGGAACGTCCGGCCGCGGTTCCTGCTTACCGCCGGCGAGCCAACCCATCCAGTCGCGCTCGCCGCTCGTCGTGCCGTAGCGCTTACCGATCTTTTCGACCTCGGCGCAGTAATCCCAGGCCCACTGAGGGATCTTGTCCGGGGTGCCGTTCGGCCGCTTTTTCGGGTCGCGGCTCGTCGTGAGATACCAGCGGAGCCAATCCCAGAGCCACTGAGGCGGATTCATGTAGTCGGAGCTCCCTCCTCCGCCTTTGCCGGCGGCGTAGTTTTTGGCGGCCGCGATGACGTCCGACCAGGGGAAGCCGGCGCCCGGATCGTGATGCGAGCCGCCGCGCGCGCCGAGGTCGACGTGACCGCAGACGCCGCGGCCCGAGCCCTGCGCCTGCGAGGCGTTGAGGCGGACGAGCGGGACGCCGGTCGCCTTCGACTCCTCGGCGAGCCAGCGCGCGAGGTTATCGAGCATCGTCGCGTGCTTCGATTTCCACTCGGACGTTGACCACTTCGCAAAGCCGCAGAGCTCGACGGAGTCGGCGACCGGATTGAAGTCGGCCTGAGTCCAGGCTTTCGAGCCGCGCTTGACGTACTCGCCGATAACGCCGGCCTTGTCGTCGATGCCGACCTGACTCGAGACCTGCGCGCTCGGATTCTTGAAGAAGTTTCCGAGCGACTCGATCGTCGTCGCGCCTTCGGCGGTGTGAACGACGAGGAGGCGGATCGAGGCGCCTCCGCGCGAGCTGTAGTTAGGCGACGGTATCCACTTCCGCTTGAGGCTCATCGCTCGAGCTCCTCGCGCCAGTGGTCGAGCTCGCGGCGCGCTCGATCGAGCTGCAGGAGGACGAGCGCCAGGCGCCGGACGAGCTCGAGCTCGCGCTCGACTTGGTAGACGAGCGACGGCCTCATCGGAAGCCGTCCGCAGGATCGTCCGGCGTCGTATCGGGATGAGCGAGCTCGACCTCGGGCTCGTCGGCCTCGAGCGGGACGTCGACGTCGCCGTGCTCGCGCTCGTCCTGCGCGCCTTCGTCCTCCTGCGAGGCCTCGGCCCTGAGGAGCTCGTCGCGGAGCGCGCGAAGCTGCGCCTTGGTCGCGGTCCTCATCGGATCGCCTGCCAGACGAGCCAGGCGGCCCAGACGGCGCCGAACAGAGCGAGCCAGGCGAGGAGGCTGAGCGCGATCGCGACCGTCCAGCCGGCGACCGGCCTGAGCCGCTCCTCGAGCTCGTCGACGTGCTCGAGCTCGCGATCGTAGGGCCGGCGAGGGAGCTCGATAACCTCGGCCGCGCGCGGAGCTACCGAGTGAGCGCGGAGGTCGTCGAGGACGTGGTCGATCCGCGCGGCGTGCTCGGCGTCGCCGCCGGCGGCCGCCAGGAGGCGCGCGCCTCGGTCGGAGCTTGCTAGATGAGCCTCGGCGATCCGCCTTGCCTTGGTCCTCATGGGAATAAAACCCCCTATGTCACGTTGCTATTCTGTGGTTTGACAAAAGGGACACCACGGAAGGGAGCAACGAAGGTGACTAGCAGCGGAACTACTAACAGACGGTCCGGCCGGAGGCAAACCCGCGCCAGGGGACGCCGGCTGTTCGGCGGCTATCTGCGGGTCTCGCAGGTCGGCCGGCGCGAGGAGGACGAGCGTCTCCGCTCGCCTCAGTTTCAGGCCGAGCTCGTCGACCGGCGAGCTCGCGAGGAGGACGTCGACGTCCGCCTGTACGAGGCCGAGCTCGACGTCTCCGGCTCGGCGAAGGCGCGCGCGATCCTCGACGAGCTGATCGAGGCGATCGAGGCCGGCGAGCTGGACGGGATCATCGTCGCGAAGCTCGACCGCCTCTCGAGGCTCGCGCCGCGCGAGCGGATCGAGGTCGTCGAGCGGATCGAGGCGGCCGGCGGCGTGATCCTCTCGGCGAGCGAGTCGTTCGACGCCTCGACGCCCGAGGGTCGGTTCGTGCGCGACCTCTTTTTCATGGTCGCGCGGCTCGAGTGGGAGCGCTACGCGAACAACTGGACCTATGCGAAGGCGAACGCGATCGCGAACGGCGTCTCAATCTCAAAGCGGCCGGCGTTCGGCTACCGCTTCGACGCCGATCATCGGCTCGAGGTCGTGCCGGCCGACGCCGCGATCGTCCGCGAGCTGTTCGAGCTGCGCGCGACCGGCGCGTCATGGTCGAAGCTGCTCGAGCTGTACGAGCGGCGGACGGGTCGGTCGACGGCGCGGCAGACGATGAGCAAGCTCGTCCGCTCGCGGGTCTATCTCGGCGAGGTCGCCTACGGGGACGAGCTCGTCAACGCGAGCGCGCACGAGGCGATCGTCGAGCTCGATCTGTTCGAGACCGTGCAGCGCGTCAATCGCGAGCGCGCCGGCGACGAGGCCGGCCGCCGTCATGCCGGCGCGCCGGTGAGCTTCCTCGGCGGGGTCGCGACGTGCGAGTCATGCCGGCGGCCGCTCGCCGGCCATAAGCGAGCTCACCAGCGCGCCCGGTACGAGTGCCGCTCGCCGCGGTCTCACTGTGCGGCGCCGGCGTCGGTCGTCGCCGACGAGCTCGACGCCTTCGTCTGGGAGGCCCTGCTCGAGTGGGCCGGTGAGGCCGCGGACGAGCTCGTCGAGCTCGGCGCGGAGCTCGACGCTCGCGGCGACCGGATCGTCGCGGAGACGAGGCTCGAGGACGCGCGCAGGGTCGCGCGTGAGTATGAGCTGAACGTCGAGCTCGAGCTCGAGCTCGGCCGCGAGGCCTACGCTGCCGGCCGTCAGGCGCGCCTCGACCTCGTCGAGCTGCGAGAGGCGGAGCTCGAGACAATCGGCGAGGCCTCGGAGCTCGAGCTCATCCGGACGACGCTGCGCCAGGCCGGCGACGAGCTCGAGCCGAACGAGCGGCGCGAGCTACTGAAAATCGCGCTCGCGGGAGGTCGGCTCGTCCTGCGGCGCGCGCCTCGCGCCGCGATCGCCGACCGGGTCGTCGCGCTCGAGCTCGGCGGCCCTGCGGCGACGGACGGCGAGGATGCGCTTGAGCTCCTCGAGGACGTCGCGGCGTAACTCGGAACATTTGCCATTCATCGGGGTCCTCCCGGATAGTGAGGCCGCAGGATGAGTGAGCCGTTAGTGAGACTCCGTTTCGGAGTCTTACTCATTCGCTGCCGTCGCGGTCGTCGCGGTGCGTGCCGAGGTAGGTCGCGAGCGCGCCGACCGCGGCGCCGAGCGCGGTCGCGAGGAGGTTCGCGGCGGCCTCGCTGAGAGCGTTGCCGCGCGAGGCCTCGGCGACGCCGGCCGCGATCGCGAGCGCGACGAGCGCGCAGGCGACGCCGGCGGAGAGGATGAGCGCGACGAGCGCCGCCGGCGAGAGCCTCATCGCTGGAGCTCCTCGGGCCCCGGCTCGCGGTCGCCGGCGAGGATGAAGTCGTAGTCGCCGTTATCGGCGCGCTGCAGGAGCTCGAGAACGTCGTCGTCGAGCTGCTCGACCTCGGGCTCGAGGAGCGGCTCGAGCTGCGGGAGGACCGGCTCGGGTCGAGCGCGCAGGACTGTGGCGGTGTTCGCGACGCGGGTCGGCCAGAGACGGAGCGCGCGATAGCGGGTCTGCGCGTTGGCGCCGGCCGTCGCTTGATAGCGGAGGCGGATCGTCGCGCCGGTGAGCTGGTTGGTGATCGTGGAGGGGACGTTCGAGAGCGTCGTCCCTTGCGCGGCGGGCAGGGTGCCGAGCTGAGTCGCGTTGGCGACGACCGGCTGAACTTGGACGCCGCAGCCGAAGGCGCCGGCGGTGCCGCTGAGGATCGCGGCGTGAAAGTCGGCGAGGTAGTCGCCCGTTTTAGGGACGGTGATCGCCGGCCCGTCGGCGTCCGAGGCCGGCTGATAGGTGCCGTCATTCGTGAAGTTGCCGATCGAGGCGAGGTTGGCGGTGAGCGGCGGACCGCCGAGAAACTCCCAGGGATAGCCTCCGCCGGCGTTCGCGTTGTAGCGGAAGAGCCAGGTGATCGGCGCGGCGACGTTGAGGATCGCGAGCATCCCGTCGACGGGGTTCGCCGGCGGCCACTGTGCCGGCGTCAAGCGCGGGATCGCGAGCGTCTGCCGGATCGTCTGCTCGAGGAGCGTCGCGAGGTTTTGGCCGAGCGCCGGATAGTCGACGAGCGCGTCGGCGGGGAGCGGATAGGGTAGGCGGAGAATCGGGGTCTGACCAGGCATCTAGGCCCTCCTGAGGTTGCCGATGACGTCGGCGTCGGTCCAGCGACAAGCGGGGTTCACTTGCTGCCATTGAAGGCCGGCCGTGACCTCCTGCCAGCGGAGCGCGAGGCCGCTGAAGATCGGGTCGCTGAGGACGACGTCCTGAGTCCAAGTGTCGCCCTCGAGTGTGTCGACCCAGCCCTCGACGATCGGGGTCCAGGAGGCGTAAGGCGCGGACGCGGGGAGCGCGTACAGATTGAGCCTCATACCAATCTCGAGCGGCGCGCGGCCGAGGATCGTGAGGCCCGGCATGTGCCAGCGCGGATAAGCGAGCCGGTCGAGCCAGACGGCCGCTCGAGTCTGTGCCGTCTGTTGGTCGGCGAGGCCGGAGTCGAAGAGGCCGGACCAGCGGACGCCATAGATCGACTGAGAGACCGGCTCGTCGACCGTGACCGAGCCGGCGCCGTAGCCGTAGCCGAGAACGATCCGGTTGACGACGTCGAGCGTCATGCCCCAGGCGGGCGAGTAGAGGACCGAGCCGGCGTCGAGGAGGAGCGCGTCGATCGCGCCTCGCGCGTCGTAGGCCTGAACGACGATGCGGCCGGTCTCGTCGTCGAAGACGGTGTAGCCGACCGCTCCTCGTTCCATCTGCAGCGCCGTCAGAGCGTCCATCGAGGCGTAAGAGCTCGGGTCGAGCGGGTCGGTGGGGACGGTCGCGGCGAGCGGAACGTCGGCGCCGGCGGCGCGGACGACGCCAGTGAGGCCGGCCTCGTTCAAGATGCGCGCCATGCGCTGCGAAAAGAGCTCGGCCGGCCACTGATGGCCGCCGACGTTGCGGCCGCCGGCGAGCGCGAGCGTTGAGGTCGCGGTGACGGTGAGGACGTCGTCGGTCTCGAGCCCGTCGTCGACGAGGACGAGGTCGGAGACTTGTCCGGTGAAGATCGGGGAGCTGTTGACGTCGAGGATGAGGAGGCTCGCGCCGACTTGGTAGGTCGCGAGCTCGTCGCGCGTGATGTTGCGGAGCGGGAGCGTCGCGACGGTCGACTGAGGATCGGAGTCGGGAGCGTCGAGGCCGTGCCGGATCGTGAGCGAGGCGAGACAGCGGTCGAGGTCGAGCGCGACGCCGTTGACGAGGACCGCGGAGACGTAGGCCGGCGCGCGAGGGGTCGGTTCGAGGAGCTCGAGCTCGACGAGCTCAGACACTCCGGCGACCCTGCCGGACGTCGTGCGCGCGCATGACCCGCGCGATCGCGCGAGCTGCGCCCTCGGGGTCGGTCGGCCCGTAGAAGTTGATCGTAACGCCGGCGCCGGCGGCGGCGAGCGGTGTCGCGCGAGGCGACGAGCCGGCGCGAGCTCGTTCGGCCGAGGCGCCGACCGGCTCGAAGTAGAGGAACGGCGCGGTCGAGGCCGCGAACGGGTTCGGAATGTGCGGTAGGTGAATCGAGGGAACGTGAATTTTCGAGAGCCAGTCGATGAGTTTCTTGACGGCGTTGACGACGCTGTTGATCGCCGACTCGATCGCGCCGAAGGCCGCGCGCGCGGCGTTCTTGATGTAGTCGAAGTGATTGACGACCATTGCGAGGCCGGCGATGAGCGGACCGAAGGCGAAGGCGCCCCAGCGCCAGTGTTCGAGGATGAACGAGGCCGCGGCCGCGGCGGCGTTCTTGATCGCGTTGAAGGCGTTGACGATGCCGGCGACGGCGCCTCGAGCGGCGTCTTCGACGGTGTGGAAGTGAGTCGCGATGAGGACGATCGCGGCGCCGACGGGACCGAGCGCGAGCGCGCCGACGATCCAGTGAGACTTGACCCAGGCGAACGCGACCTCGGCCGCGTGCTCGATCGCCTTGAAGCCGGCGACGAGGCCTCGAGCGGCGGTCGCGACGGCGCCGAGGCTCGCGTCGACGACGTTACGGAACGTCTGCGACTTGGTATAGGCGAGGACGAGCGCGGCGACCAAGGCGGCGATCGCGACGACGACGATCCCGATCGGGTTCGCGTCGAGCGCGGCGTTCCAGGCCCAGGTCGCCGCGGTCGCAATGACTTGGTAGGCCTCGTAAGCTTTGAGCGCGGCGTTGGCGAGGAGGATCGCCGAGGCCATAGCGGCGACCGTGCCGATCGCGATCTTGAGCGCCGTCTGATGGTTCGCGGTCGCGTTGGTGAGCTTGATTAGGAGCTGCAGCGCGCTTTCGTAGTAGGGGAGGAGGCCGCGGCCGAGCTGCTCGCTGAGGTTGGCGGTCTCCGCGGCTTGAATCTTCTGCGCGTTCGCGGCGTCATCGGAGTGTCGCGCGAAGTCGCCCTGCGCCTTCGACGTCTGCTGCAGGATGAGCGCCATCGTCGCCGCCGATTTAGCGTGCGCGTCCAGCGCGCCTTTTCCGCTGTAAAGGCCCATCGCGAATGCCTTTTGCTTGAGCGCGTTCGCGTCGATAATGATCCCGTACTTTTTCAGGCCTCTTGTCGCGCCGCCGATGCCGGCCTGCAACGCGGTAAAGACTTGGTCGACGGGGACGTTATTGAACGAGGCGAGGTCGGCCGCGAGCTGAACCATCTGCTCGCTCATTTTCGCCGACTGTTTCGAGCTGTAGCCGAGATTCTCGAACATCTGGCCGAACCTATTTGCGGCCGTAAGTGCCTCGTCGGATGAGAGGCCGAAACTCTTAGCCAATCCTTCCGACCATTTGACTACCGCGTCGGCACTCTGACCGAAAAGCTTATTCGTCTTTTGAATCTGCTTTTCGAGCTCCGAGGCGGCGTCGATCGCGTGTTTAGCGCCGATCGCGATCGCACCGAGAGCGATCGCCGCGGGGATCGCCGCCTTTTTGAGCGCGGCGCCCATCCGCTCAGAGCGGGTCGCGGTCTCGGCCATGCCAGCGTTGACGCGCCCCATCTCGGCGATCGCCTCGGTCCCCTCCGCCCCGATGCGAATGAGGATGTTGCCAGGCCCGAAGCCAGCCACTAGAGGCCATGCCTCCGGATCGAGCCGGCGACGGCGAGGTCGAAGGCCTCGAAGGCGCCAGGCCGGACGCGATCGGTCGCCGGCTTGATCCAGTAGCCGGCCGCGCGAGGCGCGGCGAAGTGGTTGACGTCGGCGTCCGCGGCCGGCCCGTGCTCAGAGCCCCAGGCGAGGAGGTAGGCCGGCGCGCCGGAGCGGCCGACTCGCTCCGAGCCGCCGATCGAGACGGTCGGATGACGGCCGGCGCGGAGGACGATCGTGCGCGCGACCCTGCGCGTGACCGGCGTCGGCGAGGCGAGCGCCGTCGCGCGGAGGAGCTGAACGAGCTGCTCGGCGGTGACGATCGAGGCCTCGGCGACCGGACCGCCGACGCCGGCGAGGTCCTTGGAGACGCCGGCGAGCGCGAGCTCGGTCTCCCTGACGCCGTAGACCTGGACCGACTTAGCCACGGACCCGCTCGGCCTGCTCGCGGACGACGTCGGCGATCGTCGCGAGCTCCTCGTCCTCGAGCGCCAGGAGGTCGGCGACGGCGCGGCCGGTCGCGAGCGAGAGCTCGACCATTAGCCGGCTGACGCTTCCGCGGGGAAAGGGTCGACGACCTCGCCGCCGACGCCGGTCTCGCCGCCGAGCTCGGCGAGCTGCGCCTCGGCCTCCGGGGTCGGCTTCGAGTCGACGTCGACGACCGACTTGAGCCAGACGTCGAAGCCCTCGCGGATGCCGAGCGAGACGAAGGCGAGGAAGGCGGCGAGCGTCTGCGGATGCGAGCCGTCATAGGGAGCGATCCCCTGCCGGCGGCAGTAGGCCTCCCAGGCGACGAGCGCCGCCGAGCCGGCCCTCCACTCGACGAGCTCGCCGCCGTCGTACTCGACCGTGCCGGTAAAGCGGATCATGCGCCCTTCGCCTTCGAGCTCGCCGCGAGCGGCGCGGCCGGCGTGCGAGTCGGCTCGCCGACGACGGGGAGCTCGACGTCGGAGACCGTCTGAACGCCGACGTCGCCGCCGATCTCGATCGGCACGATCTGAAGCGTGCCGGAATAGACGAGGCCGCCGGTGATCGGTTCCCAGGTGAACGCGAGCTCGTCGAGCGCGTGATCCATGAGGAAGTTGACGAAGCCGGCCGCGTCCTCGAAGTCTTGAATCGCGGAGACCTTGAGAGCCCAGGCGACCGTCGTCTCCGGCGCCGGCTGAGGCGTCTCGAGGGTCGGGGTGCCGTCCGAGCTGTTGACGGTCGGCAGGAGCGCGACGGTCGCGGCCTGCGCGGCGAACTCGATCAAGTCCGGCGCGGTCGCGCCGATCGTGAGCTTGCCGGGACCCTGCCGTGAGTCGGTGGTAGCCATGCCGTTAGACCTCCTCGGTCGAGACGTTGACCTCGAGCGTGATCGCCGGCAGAGGCTCGGCGGAGCTGCTCGAGCGGTAGGAGCTCGGCCGATAGGCCGGCGTCGAGAGCGCGCCGGCGACCTCGTCGGCGAGCGCATAGATCGCGTCGACGGCCGCCTCGCTCGAGAGCGGGTCGCCGGAGACGACGAGAACGGGGATCGTGAAGCGGCGCGAGCCGAGCGTGCGGCCGTCATAGGCCGGCAGGCCGACGAGGACGCCGACCGGCTGAGGGTAGAAGGCGCCGGCGTCGCCGGTCGCTTCGATCCCGGAGGCCTCGAGCTCGGCGAGGAGCTCGGCGCGAGCTCGAGAGGCGATCGAGCGGAGGACGCCGGCGGAGCTCAAAAGGCGACCGGCCTCCGCCAGCCGATCAAGCGCAGGACCTCGGCGCGGCGCGCGCCGAGCGCGTCGAACATCGTCGTTTCGTCGCCGTAGCCGGGGAAGCCGGACGGCGCCGAGCGGGTCTGATAGAGGATCGCGGCCCAGACAATCGAGCCGGTGCGGACGTCGTCGGTCGGCGTGAACGTCGGCGGGTCGCCGGCGTTGAGGTCGGACCGTCGCCGCTCGACCGCGGCCTTGACGGCCGCGGTCGAGAGGCTGAGGTTATCGTCGGCGGGATCGACCGAAGGGAGGTCGAGGTAGCCGGCGACGTCCTCGACGGTGAGCCAGTCGGCCATTAGCTCGACTTCGACCTCGAGCTCGAGCTCGGTCCGGCCGCGGCGGGGACGATCGTGCCGGCGAAGTGGAGGAGCTCGCTCGGATAGTCGGTGTCGAACAGGCCCTCGCCGACGACGGCGAGCTCGACGTTGAGCGCGCCGATCGCGTTCGCGGTGAGGCGGACCGGGTCGGTGACGCGCGCGTCGACGGCGCGGCGCGTCGCGAGGACGACCGTGCCGGCCGGCAGGGTGCCGGAGCTGAAGGCGGGAATGCCGGCGAACGAGGTCGCCAGGGTTCCGCCGTCGACGCCGCCCTGACCGATCGCGACCGAGAGCGCGCCGGTGTCCGCAAACTCGCCCCAGACGTCCGGCGCCATAGCGATGAGCTCCGGCGCGCGCTGATTGCCGGAGGCGACGAAAAACTCCGCGATTGCCGCGCCGAGCTTGGTCGCGGTGCCGGCGGCGCCGGCGAGGAGCTCGCCGGCGATCTTGCCCTCGACGTCGTTATAGAAGTCCTGCACGGCCTCGGCGTAGATCGAGTCGATCACGCTCGGGTCGGAGCGCTGGACGACGACCCAGGGGATCGCGCCGGCCCAGTCCCAACGGATGACGTCCGCCGTCTGCGTGCCGATCATGACCTTGGTCGAGGTCGCGTCGGCGTCGACGTTCGCGGCCCAGGCGCCGTCCGGCCGCTGCGTCCACTTCGGCTTCGAGACCATGAGGCCGACTCCGGGGAGCGGCCGCGAGGCGAAGGCGTCGTAGAGCGGCCTGAGCGTCGTCTTGCCGCCGATGACCGTCCGCTCGAACGTCGGCGGCAGGAGGCCGGAGACGTCGGTCGAGATTGACTCAGTGAGCGCCGCCTCGAGGTAGCGGCCGGCCTCGCGGTCGCCGTGCTGCGCGGCGACGATGTAGCGGACGAGCTCGCCGGCGCAGAGGTCGCGCGGCGAGGGGGAGCGCTCGGCCCGAATGACCGGCGCCGGTGCGGTGGCTTCCATCGGTGTTCCCTCCTCGGGATCGGCCGGCGGCGCCGGCGACGGATCGGGCTCGGGCTCGAGCTCCGGCTGTGCGGGATCGGTCTCGAGCGGCTCGGCCGGCTCGAGCGGCTCGGCCGGATCGGGCTCGGCCGGCGGGTCGGCCTCGGCGGCGACGCGATGAACGGCCGCCGACTCGAAGGCGCCGAGCGCCAGGAGCGAGACCTCGGCGACGCGCGAGGCCTCGACGTCGACGACGCCGTCGCGAGCGAGCCTCGAGCGGATGAGCTCGGCGCCGATCGAGAGCGCGCCGCGCGAGCCGGAGGCCGCCTGCGTGAGCGCCTCGTCGCCGGCCGGCGTCTGATCGACGCGGAAGCGCGCGAGGATGCCGTTCGGCTGATCGACGAGCTCGGCGAGGACGCCGATCGGCTGACCGCGATCGTGGTCGACGAGCAGCGGCGTCCGCGAGCCGAGCTCGACCGAGCCGGCGTTGAAGCGGTAGTCACGGCCGCCGATCGTGCCGGTCTCGCCGTAAGGGACGATGAGCCCCTCGATCGTGCGCTCGTTGAGGTCGGCGACGAGGACCTCGCGCTCGAATCTGAGCATGACTAGACCCTCCCAGGGGTTAGGTCCGGCGGCTCGCCGGACGTCGGGATACCGAGCATCGCGCGAGCCTCGACTTGGTCGATGACGCCGGCGCCGAGGAGCGCGATCGCATAGTCGGCGGCCGCCTGCGGGTCCGCCCTGAGGAACTGCTGAACGTCGAAAGCGACGATCTGGCCGCGCGGCGTCGCGAGGTCGGTGAGCGTCGTCTCGATCACGTTGAGGTGCGGCGTGATCGCGGTCGAGAGCAGGCTCGAGAGCTGCTGCGTGAGGTTCGCGTAGAGCATCGTCGAGCCGTGCCCTGACGGCGAGGCGCCGATCATCGCGACGGGGACGCCGAACAGGCGCGCGACCTCGGTCGCGACGTTGTGACGCGCGTCGAGGAGCTGCAGGTCGGCCGGCGAGAGATTCTCGCGCGAGTAATCCATGCCCTGCACGAAGGCGATCCCGTAGGTCTGCCGATTGCGGCTGAACGCCTCGACGACCGCCTGAGCCTCCTCCTCGTTGAGCTCCGAGCCCTCGTTCTTGAGGACGCCGGCGGGGAGCTCGACGCCGGCCAGGCGACGCGCGGCGTCCTCGAGCTCCAGCGCCGCGGCGAGCGTGCGCGCGCCGGTCTCGAGGATCGGCGGCGCCTGACCGTCGAAACGGATGAGGTCCTCGGGTGGGAGCTCGCGGCCCTGCTCGACGCCGGCGACGCGGTAGCCGAGGAGTTGCGCGTAGGTTCCGCCGGTCGAGCGCGTGACCGGCGTGACGTCGCGGTACGGGGTCCAGCGCGCCGCTCGAGGGAAGCCTTCCGGGTCGCGCTCGAGGATGCGCCAGTAGGCGAAGCCGTGAAAGAGGAGGTCGTCGACGGTGCCGGCGATCGTCGCCGTCCAGGAGGTCGAGGGGTCCGGCTTGGTGAGGAGCTGACTCGAAGGGAGACGCTCCTCGCCGCGGAACAGGAAGGGGTCGAGCTGAACGGCGACGCCAACAATGAGGTTGCGGCAGGCGGCGACCGAGGGGATCGTGAGCGCAGCCTCGCGGGAGACGCCCTCGGCGAGCCAGGCGACCTCTGCGACCTCGAGGCTCGTCCCGGTGCGGACGACCGGCAGGCGCGGCCGCGGCGCGGCCGCCTCGAGCGATCGCCGGCGGAGGTTGAGACCCATCCCTCGAGGATGAGCCCCGCCGGCGAGCTCCGCCATAGGCCGAAAGGCTGAGGACTAGGCGGCGACGATGAGCGGCTTCGACTTGCGCGGCCGGAGCTCGGCGCCGATCGCCCAGACGGCCGCTCGAGCGAGGAAGATCGGCCCAGGCGAGCGGCGCGCGCTGAGGGTCGTGCCGACGTCGGGGACCGTGACCGGCGTCGCCGTGAGCATCTGCCGGGTGAGCTCCTCGCCGGCGTCGTGGCGGAGGCGGCCGTCGACGATCGCCGCCAGCGTCGGCCCGTAGCCGGCGCGCTGCTCGGCCGTGCCGACCTTCGTCGTGCGGACGCCGCGGAGGCTCGCGACGTGACGCTCGAACGAGGCCGGATAGAGGAGCTCGAGGCCTCGCCGCTCGCGGACGAGCTCGTCGAGCGCGGCCCAGAGCGCGCGGCGCGAGGCGAAGGCGCGGCCGATGACGGCGACGCGATCGTCCTCGGCGACCGCGAGGACATAGCCGCAGGCGCCAGGCCGGCCGTCGCGGTCGTTGATCGCGATCGTGCCTCCGCGAGCGGGGAGCTCGAGCTCCTCGTCGGCGGCCGCCTTCCACTGAGCGGCCTCGACCCAGGACGACGCCGCAAGGACCCACTGGTTTAGGTACTGCCGGCGCCAATCGGCCTCCGAGCTAGTCGCGTAGGCGTGCTCGAGCGCCTCGAGCCGCGCCGGCGTCCAGTGAGGCGAAGCCGCGCGCCAGGCCTCGCGATCCTCGGCGAAGGCCTCCGGCGCCGCCGACCACTCGAGCAGAAGGATGCGCGCCGCGTCCGGCTCGGCGAGCTGCTCGATCGCGGCGTCGCGGTCCTCGATCAAGAGAGTCGAGCCGCCGTCGCCGGCCGTCGAGACAAGGATCATCTGCGGCGAGCGCCGCTCGAGCATCGTCGGCGCGATCGAGCCGTCGACGACCTCGCGGGAGACGCGCCAGGCCTCATCGACGAAAGCGAGCGAGACGCTCGAGCCGACGCCGCCGTCCAGGGTCGAGGCGGCCAGCCGCCAGGCGGAGCCGTCGACGAGCTCGATCGCCTCCTGACCGTTCGAGCGGCGGACGGTGACGCCGAGAGTCTCCTCGAGCGTGCGCGCCGCCGGCGTCCAGATACGAGCCGCGGTCGCGCGGAGATTCGCAACGTGCAGGACCTCCTGCGGCTCGTCGAACAAGTCGGACGCGCCGACCCGCCAACCACAAAGGCCGCGGCTGAGGATCGACTTACCGCTCTGGCGGCTGACAGTGAGGATGACGCGGCGCCAGCGGAGCGAGCCGTCGGCGCGATGCTCGAGGATGCGCTCGAGCGCGTAGCGCTGCCACGGTCGGAGCTCGTCGCGGAGATAACGCTCGATCCAGCCGGCCGCCTCGGCGCCATACGAGCCGACGACGTCGG